CACTAGGTCAAGTAGGTGCAGCGCAACAAGCGCAATCACAAGCTGAATTAGATGCAACTAGACAAGGCGCAAGAACAGCGGCTTATGAACCATTAGAGAGATTAGGATTCTTTGGTCAAGGTGTAACTGGATTAATGGGTGGTTATCCTGCACAATACAATTTCCAATCAACACCACCAGCATCACCCTTACAAACTGCACTAGGATTAGGTACAGGACTAGCAGGAATATTCGGAGCATTGAAGTAACATGATGAATCGTATTTTAAAACGACCTATGTTTAGAATGGGAGGTCGAAGCGATGATGGTATCATGTCAACTAGACCAGGATATGCACTTGGTGATATGGTTAAAAATATGGGAACAGGAGGAATTAACCTTTTAAAAAAAGCATATAATTTTATTCCTGAAGAAGGTCTTTTATCTAAAGGGGCTAGACAATTTCCAGCTACTGCTGCGGCAACAAAAGCTACAGGACTTATGACATCGCCATTTGTTTTACCTGCAGCAATAGGTGTTTCTAACTATCCTGTATATCCAAAAGGACACCCTAAAGAAGGTGAGTTTATGCCGAAAAATGAAGCTGTAAAAGTATTAGAAGAATCAGGTCAAGTAGGAACTGCTGCTGATGACGCTGGCGAAGCTGCTATGTTTGATTTAGAAACAGGAGAATATCCAAATAAAAGATATGCAACCAAATTAGATTTTGATAGTCCTGAAGTTATACAAAACTCTATAGACTTAGGTATAATAAATAATGATACTAGTGACGATGATACTAGTGACGATGATACTAGTGACGATGATGTTACAAACAAAGGTTCTAAATTTGATCGTAAAGCAGATTTAAAAACTATCTATGAAGATTTACTTCCAATGATGGAAGAAACCTTATCTGATCCAGATGATAAAAGAAGACAATTATATACACAACTAGCTCAGTTTGGAGCCAACTTACTTGCTCAACCTGGTGGGGATCTAACAGGTGCTATAGGAAAAGCAGCAGCTAAACCACTTGAAGGTGTTGGTAAAGTATTACAAAGAGATTCTGATATTGATAGAGAGGCTAAAATATTAGCATTAAAAACTGCAATTGATAAAACAACTCCAGGTCAAACAGGAAAACTTGTTCAAGACCTTAAAAATTTAAATTTCAGTGATGATGAAATATTAACTTATTTAAAAGAAAATAGACCAGGTGCAGCTACTAGAGCAAACATAGCTTTTGAAGAAGTACAAGCTTTAAAAACAGATTTAAGTGAAGATTTTAACATTGCTAGAAACTCAGGAACAGCTGCTAAAACAATGTATGATTCAATAGCTCTTGGAGTTCCTCAAACTGCATATTCTGAACTTCCAAAAGATAAAAAAGATAGATTAGATGGTTCATATTATGTTTCTCCAAATGGAGAAGTAGGAAGATACAATAAAGAAAAAGGGACTTTGATAAAACCAGGTGAAAAAGGTTTTAAAGATTCTAAAAAAAATAAGTCATAGGAGGTTAGATGCCTTTTCAATTACAAGACGAATTACCAGGAGGATCTAAAACAGCTGAAGATGAAGAAGTTGGTTTAGTAACTTCTGCTTTAGCTGGAGTTTACACAGGTTTATGGAATATACCTAAAGGATTTTTTTCTCTAGGTGCAGAGGTTGTTGATTTAGTCGGTGATACAAATACAGCAGCATCTGTTGAAAAATTTTTTGATGATCTTAATCCATTTGATGATGAAGCAGAAGCAAGACTTTCTGGAAAATTAACACAAGCTTTTGCACAGATAGCACCACTTGGAATTGTTGGTTTTGCTAAGGGTGCACAAGCAGGTACTAAAATAGCTAGAGATTTAGCAAGAAAAGCTGTTGCTGCTAGAAAAGCTGGTAAGTCATTTGGTATGTTGAACTTTGGTAGAAAGATTGCAAAAACAGGTATGGGTGTTGTAGGAGCTGGAATAGGAGAGGCTATTGTTGCTGATGAAGATATTGGAACACTAGCTGATATGTTACAAGGAACTTCTTTAGAAGGTGCAGCACTTACTATGATGGATAGAGAAACAAAAGAAGGTAGAGAAGATGCTTATAGAAGATTAATGAACAGAATTAAATTTGGTACAGAAGGTGCTTTATTTAATTTAGGTTTAATTGGTGCAGGGAAAGGTATTAAAAAATTAAGAACTCCAAATGAAAAACCTTTAGCAGCTTATAGTGATAGTCCTGTAGTAAAATTTTTACAACAAAATATTATTTATGGAGCTAAACCTGAAAGTTTTGGAACTAAAGGTATTTTTGAAGCTGGTAGACTAGCACAAGATGAAGTAGCTGCTGTTGTTAGAGCAACAACAGAAGTAGGTCAGGACTTAACAAGAAGCATTAATAAATTAATGCCTACTGTTGAAAAAAATTATTTACAACAAACTGGTAAAGCAATGTCTAAAGAAGGAGCAAGAGAAGTATCAGATACTTTTCAAAAAACTATAATAGATGATGTTCAAAAATTACTTACCCTAAAACCAACGGATAATTTACTAGATGAAACTGCAAAACAAAATGCTAAAAAAATATTAGGTGAAAGAAGTAAACTTGCAAGATTAGCTGATAGACAGTTAATTAAAAAATTAGAATTAGATGCGGATCAATTGTTAAAAAAAGAACAAACATTAAAAAATGAAATTGCAACACAACCAGGAGGAGTAGCTTCTAAAGAACAAGAAAAAAGTTTAGAAACTATAAAAACTGCAATAGTTAATAAAACAGCAAAAATCACAGAATCAAATAAAGCTATTCAATCTATAAAAGAATTTGATAGACAAGGTGGCGGTATATTTACTGAGTCTAGTTATAATTTTAAAGACAATCCTTTATATAAAAAAATAGAAACAGCAGTTCAAAAAGCTGGTGGTAAAATGCAAGAAGGAGAAGTATTGGGTCGAGGAGATGGTATTGGTGATGTAATATTTAATGTTAGAAGTGGCATAGACAACATGAGTGCAAGACTTCTTAATAGAAATATGCCTGAAGAATTAGCAAAAATTTTAAATGATCAGATTGGTACATACATGACAACTGATTATAGAATGCATTTAAATATGGGTCTACTGGCTAAATATAAACCAACTGCTCAAGACTTAGCTAAATCTCAAAAATCTAGATTTGAACAACTTGTAAAAGATCCAAAAAATATAAATAGAACAAGAGAAAGTTTAGATATTCAAGCAAAAAAAGATATAGCTCGTTATGTTAAAAACAAAGGCTTGGATGAAATACCACTAGATAAAATGAGTGCTAAAAATGGTGATTTAAAAGAAGTTGTAAATCCTGTTACTAAAACAGAAATAGAAAATATAAAATTAAATCCTAATATTTTAAAACCTAAACAATTAGAAGAGTGGCAAAGGATAGTCGCAGGAGAAGTAAAAGACCCAAGATATAATTTTTATTCAACAGTTTTAAAACAAGCGAGATTAAATGCAAATACAAAATATTTAAATAATGTTTATGATGTTTTATCTAAAGGAAAAAATAAACAAATATTTACTCAAGACGACATGATTCAAAGATTTGGTGCAAACAATGTATTAAATGGAAAAATAAATTCAAATTTATTTAAAAAAGTTCAAGTAGGTATAGATGAGGTTGCAGGTATGTCACCTTTTGAAGGATTATATTTAAGAGCTCCTGTGTATGATTCTGTTTTTGATGTAAGTAATAATTTAATTAAAAATACAGGTTGGATGCAAGCCTATCAATATGCTGTTCTTGCACCTAAAGGCATAGCTCAAATATCAAAAACTATTTTAAGTGCATTAACTCACGCAAGAAATTTTGTAAGTGCGGGTGCATTTGCAGCAGCCAATGGTATTTTATTACCTGATCAAAATTTAAAAACTTTATTTTCTGATGCGGGTCTAATAAAAAATAATCAAAGAAGTTTAGTTGGTATAGCAAAAGATTTAACAGCAAATAGAGTTATAGGTGGAATACCAGCAAATGAAGTAAGAGATATAGCGGAGCAATTAACCAAATATGGTGTTACTGGAACACAGGTTGAAGCTAATGTTATGAGACAAAACGTAGGAAATGTAATTAATAATGCTGATCAATCAGCAAAAGATATTTTAGGGGCTACATTAGATGGTAGTAAGTTTCAAAAATTAATGAGAAAATCTAGAGAAGTGTATGGCAAGTTAGAAGATGCATACGTTGCAGAAGATGATTTTTGGAAGATACTTACATGGGGAACTGAAAGAGCTAGATACAAAGGTGCATTAGAATCTTACGGTGTTAATGCTGAAAACTTTAATAAAGTTTTAGCTGGAGACAAAAATGCTTTGGCCAGTATAACAAAAGATGGTAAAAATTTTGGACCACAAGTTCAAACATTTTTAGAAAAATCATTAACTAGAAATTATGACGCTAGTGCTAAACAATTCTTAGGACCATATGAAGAAATGTTTACAGAGGTTGCAGCTAATATTACTAGAAATAATGTACCCAACTATGCATATATTGGTAGATTTGGTAGAGCTTTAAGAGCTTCACCATTTGGTAATTTTATAGCATTTCCACTTGAAGTTATTAGAACAGGAAATAATGTTTTAGAACAATCAATAAAAGAAATATACAGTGGTATTCCAGATGTAGCGGCAGTTGGTTATAAAAGATTGTTTAGTTTTGGTGCAACAACTACAGCAGTGCCAATGGGTTTAACATCATTCTTTAAGGCTAAAAATGATGTAACAAATGAAGAGATGGATGCTCTTAGAAGATTTGTTCCACCATGGTCTAGAAATTCTACACTACTTCCAGTTGGTCGTGATGAAGATGGATATTTAAAATATGTAGATTTTAGTTATGGAAATGCTTATGATACTTTACTAAGACCATTCAATGCAGTTTTAAATGAATTATCTAGAGGAGAATCTACTGAAGATTCTTTAATGAAAGCTTTGGGTACAGGTACACTTGATGGTGTTATTGATTTAGCAAAACCATTTACAAGTGAATCTATTTTTACTGAAGCATTTGTAGATTCTACATTAAGACAAGGTATTGGTAAGAGTGGTAGAAGAATATGGTCTCCTGCAGATGATACATTTGTTAAAATTGCTAAAGGAGTTAAACACATTGCAGAAGCATTTGAACCAGGTTCAATCGCACAACTTCAAAGATTATCTGATTCAGTAACTGGTAAAACAGATAGCTATGGTAGAACATTTAATTTTGCAGATGAAATAAAAAGTTTAGGAGGATTTAGAGTTCAAAAAATAGATCCTGAAAGAGGATTAATTTATAAAACTACTAACTTTGGAAAAAATTTAAAAGATTCAGAAAACTTATTTACATCAACTCTATTAAGAGGTGGTAGAGTTAGTCCAGAAAAAATATTAAATAGATATAAATATTCTGAACAACAAAGATTTGAAACATTAAGAGAAATGTATTTAGATATTGAGGCTGCAAAACAACTTGGAGTTTCTAATGCACAAATAAGATCAAAAGTAAAAAGAAAAGGTATTAGTGAAAAAGTTTTTAAAGATTTAATTAAGGGACGATATACTCCTAAAAAACCAAGTGACTTTTTTAAAAGAAGAATTAATCAAATAAATAGAAATTTAAATATAGAAACAGGGGAAAGCCTGGTTAATCCATATATTGAAGCAAGACCTTTTATAAATGAAATAATAAGACAAAATAGAAGAATTGATTTAAAAACTGGAGAATTAAATATACCAGACTTTGATGAACCAGAAGAAACTATTGATCCGTTAGGAACAATAACAACGCCACCACTGACATCACCAGCATCTATAAATACACAAGTAGTACAGAGCCAAAATACAGGGTCGACATTGCCTGCTAACTTTGCTAGTTTACCTACTGCTGAACGATCAAAAATAATAGAGGAATTTTTTACAACGTAATGATAAACAAAATTAAAAGTTTGGGCGGTGTGATAGGTCTATCCTATCGGGTTTCTATTGTAGCGGGGGTTACGATATAATGGCTAAAAAATCTGCATTACAAAAAATAGATGAGCATGAAAAGCTATGTAGAATTATGCAGAAACAAACTTTCGAACAAATCAAAGAAGTTAAACAAAGACTTGAGCGTATGGAAAAGATGATAATAGGAGGAGCATTTGGTATAATAGTTGCTCTACTATTAAATATGCTTAAATAAAAATGCAACTTTCAAAACATTTTACTCTTGAAGAGATGACACGTAGCATGACTGCGGTTCGTAAAGGAATTAACAATATTCCAGGACCTGGAGAGATAAAAAATTTAGGAGATCTATGTTACGAGGTCTTAGAGCCTGTTAGAGCACACTTCGACAAAGCTATAAGCATTAGCTCAGGATTTCGTTCAGAAGCGTTGTGTGAGGCTATAGGGAGCAAAAAAACGAGTCAGCATGCACTTGGCTGTGCGGCGGATTTTGAAATCAATGGAGTTCCAAATATTCAGGTAGCTTACTGGCTAACTAACAACGTTGACTTTGATCAATGCATTCTCGAGTACTATAAACCCGAGGATGATCAGGCGGGATGGATACACGTGTCTTATGATGCTCAAGGTTCTAATAGAAAACAAATACTTACTTTTGATGGTAAAAAATATTCCGAAGGTTTACCAGAAATGAAATGGTCTGGTGGTAAAGTAGTAAGTTAAGTGGCAGTTGTTGGTTTAACGGCAATGAATAATCAGGGATCGTATGCACCGAACCAACTTCGTTTGTTAAAACAAGACGCTACCACTCGCCCACGGAATGCCCATAGATCCCATTCGTAAAACCTATATCCAATCTCTTAATTCTTCACCTAAAACTTCTGATGCAATGTTAATCTTTTTACGTAAAGCTTTAACTATTTTTTCATCTACGGTGTCATCTGCTATTAAATCAACATAGGTTACAGATTTTTTCTGACCTATTCTGTGTGCTCTATCTTCAGATTGCAATCTTTTCTCAAGATCATAACCATTGGAGTAATATACAACAGTGTTTGCTTGAGTTAGTGTAATACCATAACCACCTGTTTGAGGTGTACCAATAAAAAATCTACACTCAGGATCTTCTTGAAAACGTTTGATGTTAGGTTGTCTATTTTCTTGTGGAGTGAGTCCGTAATAATCGACCACGGATCCTTCACCATATTCTTTTTCAATAGCTTTTTTAATTTCAAACATATCTTTTTGATAGTTAGCCCATATAATAGCTTTACCCTCTACTTCTTCTAAGACATTCATTAATTCATTTATTCTATTACTTTTTATGTTTTGAGTGCTACCATCATCAGCAGTAAAGTGACCACAAGTAATTTGATGTAGTCTCATTAGCTGAGTTAATACGGTAACTGTAGTTGTTTGCTTACCATTTAAGATAGCAAGAGCCATAGTCTTCATCTGTTTGTACAGCTTAGATTGTTCTTCAGTAAGTACAACATTTCTTTTAACATAAATCTTATCAGGTAAATCTAGGCAATCTTCTTTTAATACACGATAAGAAAACCCTTTTAATTTTTCTGATAACTCACCAATATTTTTAAAAAAATTTACAACTTGTATGGATCTACCTTGTGCGTGAATAGTTTTCATTTCAGCATATCTATTTCTAAAAGCATAGAATGATGCAAAGTCCAATAACCACGGACTTAAAAATTCACACTGGCTATAAAGGTCTAATGGATTTTTAGTTATAGGAGAACCAGTCATAATTCTTCTATACTTAGACTGAGGAGCAAGCTTTAAAATATTTTTAGTTCTTTTAGCTGAAGAATTTTTTATAGTTGTAGATTCATCTATTGCCATAATAGTATTATGAGTTCTAAGAAATGACTCTGCAAAGTCTGTACCTTTAGATGTACTTAATGCTTCAACATTCATAATTAAAATATGAAGCTTATCACTACTTTTTAGTAATTCATTTAATTTCTCTTGTTGACCTTTTGTAATATTTGCTTGCCACAATACAGACACATTCTCTATATGATCAGGTAAGTGTGTTGGAATTTCTTGATTATACCAAGTACCAATAACACCTTTAGGTGCAATAATTAAAGCACCATCTACTTTACCTTTATCATAAAGCATTGCCATATTATCAATCAATACTTTTGTTTTACCTGTACCCATCTCCATAAAATAAGCATAGCTTTCTTTATTAGAAGATTTTTCTAACGCAGTTAATTGATGCGCGTAAGGTTTAGTTTTAAATTTATAATTCATAATTTTTCTTCTTTCTAGTTGACAATATAAACTTAATAACTATATTGTCAAGCATGAAAGAAAATATAGTTTATGTCATACAAGAAATTCCTGGAACTCAATCAGGCAATCCTAAAATAAATATTATAGGTGCGTCTAATTATGGTGAGTTTAAATTTTTATTACCAGAATTTTCTCAAATGATTTTTTCTCCTGGACCATTAATTTTTAAATTAAGAAAAGGTTTAAAAGATTTTAAAATAGGGGATTATTTATTATTAACAGGAGATCCTGCAATCATTGGTGTTGCATGTTCTATAGTTTCTGATATTACAAACGGTAAATACAATGTATTGAAGTGGGATAAACAAGAAAGAAAATATTATCCTATTGAGATTAATCTATACGAGAAAGGAGAGATAGATGAATAATATAAACTTTGAGCAAGACAAAACAGATATATTAGATAAGAGTGAAAATATAAAATCATTATCTAATGAAGTTCAAAAGATGGAATCTTTAGTAAAAGAAATAGAGGACATTGAAAAGAACTTAAAAGATAAGAAAAAAGATTTAGACGTTATATCAGCAGAGGTAATTCCTACTATGATGTCTGAGATGGGTTTATCCCAACTCAAACTAATGGATGGTTCTATGATTGATGTCAAGCCGTTCTATAATGCTACCATTACAGTGGCTAATAGAGAATCGGCTTTTAACTGGCTTCGACAAAATGGTCTGGGAGACATTATCAAAAACGAAATGGTAGTATCTTTTGGCCGTGGAGAAGACAACAAGGCAGCAGAATATGCTGAACTTGCAAAGAGTCAGGGTCTTCAACCTGCGCAGAAATTAAAGGTTGAACCCATGACTCTAAAAGCGTTGGTCCGTCAACGTATTGAGGCAGGTCAAGAAATGCCCACGGAAATTTTCAGCATATTTGTTGGAAATAAAACTACAATAAAAAGGAAAAAATAATCATGACAAAAGAAACAAACCTTACAAAAAAAGAAGAAGGTGCATTGGCTACAAATATGTTTGAAGCTGATGCTAACGCAGGAGCACAGAATATTGGTCAGGACGATGTTGCCTTACCCTTTCTTAAAGTCTTAGGACAGTTATCTCCAGAGATAAATAAGAGAGATGGTAAATACGTTGAAGGCGCAGAACCTGGGATGATATTAAACTCTGTCACTAAAGAATTATTCAATGGTGAAAAAGGCGTTAATGTAATCCCTGCTTTCTATAATAGAAAATTTCTAGAATGGAAAGATAGAGGAGAAGGCGGAGGTCTTGTAAAGATGTATTCAATAGAAGATCCTATTGTTAAGACATCTACAAGAGACCAGATGAATAGAGACAGGCTACCTAATGGTAACTATCTTGAGAACACAGCAAATCATTTTGTTGTTACTTTAGGATCAGTACCATCTACTGCATTATTGTCTATGACAAGAACACAGTTGAAAGTAAGTAGAACTTGGAACTCTATGATGATGTCTATAAAGATGCAGGGTAAAAACGGTTTATTTACTCCACCAACATTTAGCCACGTTTATAATCTAAAGTCAGTTCAAATGACTAATGATAAAGGAACATGGTTTGGTTGGGATGTAACTAAAGTTGGACCTGTATCAGACGCTAGTGTTTATGGTATAGCCAAAGACTTTGCTGAAAAAGTTGGCAAAGGTGAGGTTGAAATTAAACACGACTCTGAAACTGAGACAACAGAAAAGTCACCATACTAAATAGTATCCTAGGTAGTGGGCGGTGAAGCGAGAGTGGACCCGCCCGCTTAAAGATATAATTATGGAAAAGTTTAAAGAGATATTCTCAGGCTTAGAACGTGCGTATGGTATGACATACGTAGATAAGAAAGGTGCCGACGGTCAGAAGATCAAAGGTAAATCTTTTGTACAAAGAGGTATGGTCACAGATAATATGTGGCAAGACCATTTAAACGGTGCAGAACCTAGTCTAGGTATTATACCGATTAATGAAACTAATACTTGTAAATGGGGTTGTGTAGATATTGATTCTTATGCAGGTTTTGACCACAAAAAATTAATAGATAAAATTAAAAGTTTAGACTTACCTCTACTAGTATTTAGATCTAAGAGTGGAGGTGCACATGTATTTTGTTTTACAACAGTTCCTGTTGAAGCAAAACTAATGAGAGATAGGTTAGTATCAGTTAGTGCAGTGTTGGGTTATGGTGGATCAGAAGTATTTCCAAAACAAATAGAATTAAAATCCAAAGATGATACAGGAAACTTTTTAAATTTACCATACTTTAATGGTGATAAAACAACAAGATATTGCTTCAATGATCAAGGTGAAGCTGTTAATCTGGAACGCTTTTATTTACTACATGATTTATATAAACTTACTCCAGAACAATTAGAAGTATTAACAATCAAAAGACCTGACTCAGAATTTAGTGACGGTCCACCTTGTCTAGAATCATTAACACAAACAGAAATCAAAGATGGTAGAGATAGAATTATCTATCAATACATTCAATATGCAAAAAGAAAATGGCCCGATAGTTGGCAAACAAAAATTAATGCATTCAATTATAAATACTTTGAGAAACATCCTTCAGGACCTTTGGAAGATAGAATCGTTCAAGGTAAAATAAAATTTAATGATGGTAAAGATTTAGGTTTCAAATGTAATGAAGATCCAATGTGTAATCACTGTGATAAAAAATTATGTAGAACAAGAAAATATGGTATTGGTGGAGACGCAGTGTTTCCAATACTATCTGATCTACAAAAAGTAGAACTAGATGAACCTTATTACTGGGTCAATGTAGATGGGGATAGAGTAAAGCTAGACAACATCGATTGTTTAATGGAACAAAGATTGTTTAGAAGAACTGTTGTAAAACAAATCAATAAGAAACCACCACGGATCACGGTCAAAGAATTTGAAAAGTATACTGATATGTTACTTCAAGGTATTGAATTAATCAAAGCACCAGTAGGTTCTTCAATGATAGATCAGTTAAAAGAACATCTAGAAGAGTTTTGTACTAATAGAACTGCAGCAGAAACTACTAAGAAAGATATTCTAAATGGAAACGTCTTTACAGAAGAAGGTAAACATAAATTTATATTTCATAAATTTTATCATGGACATTTACTTAGAAAGAAATGGCCAGAGAAACCACAAGTTACACAACAAATGCTAAAAGAATATTGTGATTGTAGTGATGATCGAATTGTAATTGGTAAGAAAAGACCAACAATTATGGTAGTGGATGCATTTGAAAAACCAGACAAAACTCATACACCTAAAGTCTTGAAAGAAAAGGATCCGTATTAATGAAGACAATTGTATTCGGCCCACCAGGTACAGGAAAGACACATACATTATTAGAGAAGGTAGATGAATATCTAAAGACAACAAACCCAGATCGAATTGGTTACTTTGCTTTTACAAAGAAAGCTGCGAATGAAGCTAAAGAAAGAGCAATGAAAAAATTTAGTTTAGAAGAAGATGATCTTCCATATTTTAGAACACTACATTCATTAGCTTTTAAATCATTGGGTTTAAAAAAGAATCAAGTGATGCAGAAAAGACACTACGAAGATTTGGGTAGGAAAGAACATTTGTTTCTAGACTATAATGATTATGATGAAGAAGAGACTGGATTGTTTTCTACTAAAAGTGATTATCTTAGAATAATTAATTTAGCTAAACTTAGAAACATTACCATAGATGAACAATATAATTTAAAAGAACATAATCAAGATGTTGAATACTCAACTCTAATTCATTTAAGTGATAGACTAGTGGATTATAAAAAAGAATATAATCTTATTGACTATAACGATATGATTTTAAATTTTATCAAAGAAGAAAAATCACCAAACTTTGATGTAGTATTTATTGATGAAGCTCAAGATTTATCTTTAATGCAATGGGATATGGTTAAACATATTACTGATAAAACAGTTGATTCTTTTATTGCAGGAGATGATGACCAGGCTGTATTCAGATGGGCTGGTGCAGATGTTGATTCATTTATTGCACAAAAAGGAAAGATTATTGAACTCAAAGAATCTAGAAGAGTTCCAAAAAAAATACATGAACTTGCTAACTCAATTATTGGTAGGGTTAATAATAGAGTAGACAAGAGTTGGAATCCAAAAGAACATGAAGGAAAGTTAAGTGCTTATGATAGTTTTGAAGATGTAGATATGTCATCAGGTAAATGGTTAGTATTAACTAGAACAAGATCTATGTTAGATCCTTTGGAAGAAATAATAAGAGATAGAGGATTCTATTACGATAATAGATTTAAAAAATTATATGAAAAAGATATTCAAGAAGCTGCAACTAGTTGGGAATATTTAATTAAAGGACAAATGTTAGATTCAAAACAAATAGAGAATATTTCAAAGTACATCAGCAAAGAGAAGTGGAACAAGGATAAATTAAAATCTATTGTTAAAAATACTGTCTACAGTTTAGAACAATTACAAAAAGACTATGGTCTTAAAACAAATGAGATTTGGTATGAGGCTTTTGATCAAGCAGGACAGAAAAGAATTAATTATATAAGACGTATGAAACGTAATGGAGAGATGTTAAATCAAGAACCACGGATCAAATTATCAACCATTCATAGTGCTAAAGGTGGTGAAGAAGATAATGTAGTCTTACTTACTGACCTTACATACAACACTAAAAAATCATATGACAAGAATCAAGATGATGAAACAAGATTATTTTACGTAGGTGCAACTAGAACAAAGGAACACTTACATATTATAAGACCAAAAGATGATAGTAAATGTTACCCAATGGAGGAGATTATATGACAAATAAAGGTATATTCGAAGACACATTTCCACAAGATAAACAAATCGGAGGATCTCATTATAAAAAATTTAAGATTCAACCTTATGAATTTATATCAAAGAATGATCTTTCATTCTTTCAAGGCAACGTAATTAAATACGTTTGCAGATATAAAAACAAAGCAGGTATACAGGATCTAGAAAAAATAAAACATTATTGTGATCTAGAGATATTAAAAATGAAAGATATAAAATGAATGCAGCAAAAAATTGGGAGTTACATTACAGAGAAAAATATGAGCCACAGATTAAAAGATTAACTGAAAGATATAATAAATTATATGACGAGAATCAAAAAATGAAAAGAAGACTAAAGAAATACGAAGGCAGTATGAGAATGGTTTATTACTATAACAAAAAGGAGCAATAATGAGTTGGCAAGAATATAGAGCAAGAGCAAAAATAATAGAAGAAAACTTTGCGAAAAATCTAAAAGATCCTATATGGGCAAATGACTATCAAGATATGCAAGAGCATTGGGATGTAAAAGGTACTTTAGACAATGAACTTTTAAAGTTTGATGTTAAAGGTATGAAGAAAGTAAATCGTTGGGATAATAAAAAACAAGATGATATTGCTTGGGTTGAAGGAACCAATGTTAGAGGTAAACCTGGTTGGGTAAAAGGCAAAGCAGATTACATAGTATTTGAAAGAGCTGACAATTGGCTACTAGTTCAAAGACAAGAACTATTGGAACATGTAGAATCTAAACTTAAAGAAAAAAATTTTGAAAAAGGTAAAGGAGTTTATCAAATATATCAACGTGAAGGTAGGCTAGATAAAATTACCATGGTTCCTTTTCAGGATATGGAACAATTAACTAAAGTAAAAAGGATAAATAAAAATGCAGAAGATAATATTTAAACCACAAACAGAATGGCTACCACCAGAAGAATTTCCTGATCTATCTAGTCACGATGAGATTGCAATTGACTTAGAAACCAAAGATCCCGAACTAACAAAGATGGGATCTGGAGCAATCATTGGTAAAGGAGAAGTTGTTGGTATAGCAGTTGCTGTTGAAGGTTGGTGTGGATATTATCCTATCGCTCATGGCGGTGGTGGCAACATGGATAAAAGTATGGTCCTTAAATGGTTTCAAGATGTTTTAAATACTAAGGCTAGTAAAATATTTCACAATGCAATGTATGATGTATGTTGGATTAGAGCTATGGGTCTAAAGATTAATGGCACTATTATAGATACTATGATTGCATCTGCTTTATGTGATGAGAATCAATTTCGTTTTGATTTAAATACTTGTGCTAAAAGATATGTAGGTACAGGAAAAGATGAAGCAGCTTTATATGCAGCAGCAAAAGAATGGGGCATTGATCCTAAAGGTGAGATGTATAAATTACCTGCAATGTATGTAGGTCAATACGCAGAAAAAGATGCAGCGATTACACTACAACTATGGCAGTATCTAAAAACAGAAATCGTTAATCAAGACATACAATCTATTTTCGATATGGAGACAGAATTATTTCCTTGCCTCGTTGATATGCGTTTTTTAGGAGTTCGTGTAGACGTTCAAGCAGCAAGTAAATTAAAGAAACAATTAGTTGCAAGAGAAGAATCAGCATTGCTAGCAGTGAAAAAAGAAACAGGAATAGAACCTCAGATATGGGCAGCCAGATCGATTGCCAAAGTTTTTGAGAAACTAAAATTACCTTATGACGTAACTGAGAAAACATCTGCTCCTTCTTTTACTAAAAATTTTTTACAAAACCACCCACATCCAGTGGTTCAAAAGATTGCACAGGCTAGAGAAGTAAATAAAGCTCATACAACATTTATTGATACCATATTAAAACATTCACATAAAGGTAGAATCCATGCAGAGATTAATCAATTACGTGGAGATAATGGTGGAACTGTTACTGGTAGATTTTCATATTCTAACCCTAATCTTCAACAAATTCCTGCTAGAAATAAGGAACTTGGACCAATGATTAGGTCATTATTTATACCCGAGGAAGGCCATACATGGGGTGTATTTGACTATTCTCAGCAAGAGCCTAGGTTGGTGGTGCATTATGCAGCATTACAAAATTTATATGGTGTTGATGACGTATTAGATTCTTACAATAATGATCCTAATACAGACTTTCATACTATAGTTGCAGACATGGCTAATATACCAAGATCTCAAGCTAAGACTATTAACTTAGGATTGTTCTATGGTATGGGTAAAAATAAACTACAGGCTGAACTAGGGGTAGATAAAGAAACTTCAGATGAACTATTTAAACAGTATCATGAAAGAGTTCCTTTCGTTAAACAGCTAATGGATAACGTAATGCAGAGAGCACAACAACGTGGTCAGATAAGAACTTTACTTGGGAGACTATGTAGGTTTCATCTATGGGAACCGAATATGTTTGGTATGCATAAAGCAATGACACATGACGCAGCGTTATTGGAACATGGACCAGGGATTAGAAGAGCCTATACTTACAAAGCTTTGAATAAATTAATTCAAGGATCAGCTGCTGATATGACCAAGAAAGCTATGATTGAATTATATAAAGAGGGTATCATACCACATATACAAGTACATGATGAACTTGATATATCTATAAAGTCTCCAGAACATGCGAGTAAAATAAAAAAAATTATGGAACATGCTGTTAGTCTAGAAGTTCCCAACAAAGTAGACTATGAATCTGGATCAAATTGGGGTAATATAAAATGATAAATTATGGCTTACTTAAATGCTAATATTCCTGTACAATATGCTCAAATAAGAAGGGAGTATTTATATGATCTCAAAAAACATCACGGAGAAGTTGAAGACTGCATTATCTTTGGTATTAGCTGTATTACAGGTCGCGCTATCTTATGGCATGCACTTATGGAAAATGGCGCAATCTTTTATCGTCTCCCAATTACGGCATTTATTCAACGTGGTTATGAACCCAAGTCTGTTTCACCCAAGAGACTTGATGAACTGGAGCTTTGGAATTCTTTTAGTTATTATCCTGCTGTCACTACTTATGATATTTTAGGTGGACAACACGGAAAATATATAGGTAAAGATAAAAAATGGCATCATGGTGGTTATTTATTTACCGTTGACTTTGCACATCCAGAGAGTAATATAGTAGACACCGATCACTCGGAAGTACCGCACGAACACAAGTGCGCACACATACTTGCCTTAGATGATGGCAACTATGCGGCACAGCCAAATAATAGATTAATCTGGGACATACCTTCATTTACAGTTAGAGATGATACTCCTGACTGGAAAGTACAAACTAATGAATGGAACGTAGAGGACTCAGGTAAATGGAGAACAGAAGACACAGATAATTTCTTCTATGAAATGGAAGAAAAAAAATGAGGACAATAAATTATGAACATTGCAGAGTTATTCAAAAAGAATTTTGTATTAGTACCCGTCATAGCTTCTGTACTTTTCGGAACATTTACGGGCGTTAAGTACGTAGTTAATCTAACAGACACCATCAACGCAAATCAATCAGAAATTATAGATCTTAAAAGAGATTTAAAAGTTGCTGAAGATAAAATTACAGATCAAAACACAAGATTAACTTCTG